AGCTCGGTGACCCACTATAGGATTTCTTGACCCGATGCTTTGCCATCATGCGCCTACTTGTGCGAGGTCAACTTGGCAAGATTCTTCGTCTTCTTCTTGCCGCCCTTTTTGTGCGCCCACTGACGCCCCTTGGGAAGTTCGTGAATTGCCAGATGTGCCTTCTTCGAGTGCTTCTTCATGACGTTGCTCCTTTGCCGCAAAATCTTATCTTGCTAAAACGCCCCCTACGGGAATCGGTCGCAGAGGGCGTTCGCTTGTCTGATTTACCGGGAGAGGGACCAGACTTTGTAAAACCTCGTTAAAACTTAGAACTGTCCACAAGTGCCGCCCAACTGCACAGTCTCCGCTGACAGGTTTACGCCGTTGGCTACCTGAAGATTTGTCGCCGTCACGTACCACAGCAATGTCCATGTTTGCCGTTCGCCCGTCACTGCGAGATACGGCCTCACGTAGTAGTTGCCGCTAGACGATAACTGCCATCCTTGACAAACGTCGATGAACCTGCGGCTGTTCGACAGCGTAAGAACATCTCCGGTCGTCTGGCTGTAAGACGCAGGCCCCGAACCATAGCCAGCAAACGCTTGGCGATAGCCTATGTAATCCGGGTACCCATTCAACATCGTGAGAATCATTGCGTCTCCTTAGTCCTGAACAACAGGTCCTGTCAATAGCACCTTGAACAGATTAGACTGCACAGGGAGATCAATCGCTTGTCCAATGGTTTGTCCAATTGGGCTGGCAGTTGCCGCGCGAGCGTTAACTACGCCGAGCGTGGTGGAGTCAATCCAATCGCCGACATGCGGAGGGTTGTCAGTGAATGCTCCAGATTGGCCAAGTACCGTTGCAACGCCAAGCTCCTGAATGAATGTGTAGTTGCCTGCCGTGGTGCCTCCTGATGCGTTCAGGAAGACTACTGGGCGAACTGGAACACCTGTGAGCGGCGTTACCGTTACGGCTTGATCGTAACTCGTCACAACATTTGCAGAAGTATCCAATTGTGCCGCAACTGCACCAGCAGATGTTGACGTTGCCGTGAGGCTGAATGTCGGCACAGAGTTGTAACCCGCACCACCATTGGTGACGATTGCTGAGGTAATCGTTCCACCGGAACCCACCACAACCTGAATCGTTGCGCCTGCGCCGCCTCCGCTTCCCACGTTAGCCGAAATGTTGTAGGTGCCTGCCGTGGCTCCTGTTCCGGCGTTCGTGATGACAACCGACTTAACCCTGCCGATTCCCCCGCCTGCGCGAAGATAACCGATGGTGCCGGTCTTCACGTTTGAGAGCGTTGCGCCAGAGTCAACCTGCACATAACGATAACGACCCGCGTGGCACGTTCCAGTAGCCGAGACGGACAGATCGTTGGCTTGCTTCTCCGTCAGATCGAAGTAGTCTCCAACTTCCAAGCCGCCAGTGTTGTACTGCTGGCCAGTAACGGGATCGGACAAGCCTGTGCTGGACGTGGAGTTCGCGTTGTTTAATCCACCCCAAATCGGGATAATTGGCTGATAGGACATGAATGCTTCTCCTTCTGCACAAACTTAAAGTTCGGTGAAACTGACCGATTAACCGTTGTTGAAGATTCCTGCGTTGAATCCAAAAGCATACGCGGAATGTCTCGGCTGGCACTGATATAGGTTCGTGCTCACGCGCATAAAGATTGCGTCGATTGACACGTTGTTTGGCATTGGCGCTCTGCGGATTCCGTAGTTCCAGCCACTCTTGTTCGTCGGGCGAACCTTGAACGAACTCGTCTCCAAGAACGCAAGGTACTCTGACGGCTGGATAACGGTGTTCGACGGCAAACCAGAGTTCGTTGGAGAGAACGCCACGTTCGCTCCGTTGCTCGTGAATTGCGGAGTCGTAAACGAAACGGTTGTGGTGCTCGACCCAACGCCGTCCTGCAGGTTAGCATTGCCCTGTCCAGGATCATTCGGAGCCAGTGCAATGTAGTTCTGAGCCGCAGCCGATGGTGCCAGAGGATCAGCGTAAATGTCGATTCCATCGAAGTTGAACCCGCGCCATGCGATGTCGTGATTCTTGTTCGATACGTCTCTGCGCTGCGCATCGAGTGCGATGGCGATTGCGGAGTACCCGAAAGTGTTGGTAATGCCAAGGTCTGGATTTCCACCCGTCACTGTGCATTGCGCCTTCAACTGCGTCATGGCCGCAAAATCGATCTGGCCAGGAGTTCCACCATTGCCCAGATATAGAGGGGTAGAATTCAGTGCAACACCGATAGCGCCATTACGAACCTGCCCACCATAGTTCTTGTATATGTTGCCGTAGATGGAAGGATCGATGCCGTTGTTCAACGCTTCGTCCAAGCCGTTGATGGCCTTGATACGGTTGTCTGTAATGCTTGTTCCGCTTGAAGCCTGTCCATGCCGGAACGAATCCATTTCCAACGCCGTATTCAAGCCCAGCACCATGTTCTCCATGTAGGCTTGGTACTCGTCAATGATGGTTGGAGGACCAGAGTTGATGACGCCGCCCGTTCCAGAACCGTCATCGTACAGCGCGTCATCCATCGGCCACCATGCCGCATAGAACTTCGGCAGAAACTTGATGCCAGAGTTGATCTGCTGCGCCGTCACCGTCACGGTCTGACCAGAATCAACCGCCGCGTACTGTGTGCGACCGTAGAGGATGTTCTCTCTCATGCCAGCGCCGCCAAGGAACGGGTCCCATACGCCTGCGCGACGTAGCTTGGCTTGGAATGGTGTCCCAACGAATAAATTATTCCAGAGGACACCAACGCGAACCGCTTCGAGTTCCGCAGCGTCAATTTGACCGTAGAGTGGATCTGCCATCTTATTCTCCTGTAAGCACTTACGCTGACTTCAAAACACAAATTCCCTTGCGCTTATTGTTGCGCTTATTACGCCGCTTGACCCTTTGCTTCCGCAATCGAATCGCGAATCGTCTTGGCCGTGTTGGCACGGCGCTGATTTTCGTTCATCATCAACGGATCGGGAAGTTCCTTGCTCACAACCTGCCGCTGCAACTCAGGAATCCTAGCCGAAACCGCAACGCTCACCGGGCTACCAGTTGCGCTACGCTCTGCGTGCTGTCTTTCCTTGAGAGCAAATTCCTTTTCGCGCTCTTCGAGCTTCGTCTTCCACTCGGCGTCGGCCTTCGCCCGCTCATCAGCGCGTTCCTTCGCAAACTGTTCCTGTTGCTGACGCTGAACTATTTCCTGCTGCTTTTGAGCGAAGTTGTACTTACGCGCAACGTAATCCCGGAAAGGCAATTTCTGCTGCGTTGCTTCATTGGCAAGTTGATCGAAGGAATCGGGAAGGTATTGACCGCCCGTAAGCCGCTGATATTCCTGCATCGCCCATCCAACATTGGAAATTCCATTGCCAAGCCGCTGGTCAATCTGCTCCATCGTGAATGTAGGAGAACCTGGAGTCGAACCGGGAACGTTAGGCACGAATTGTCCTTGGGCATTGCGAACTGTTCCTGGAGGTGGTGCGGCGGGAGGAGTGAATGCGGGAGCATCGGTTGGAATGAATCCATTGGCGCGGGCACCGTCGTTTTGTGTTTTCAAAAATGCGGCCAATGCATCGGCATTTGTTTTTTCTGTTAGGAGCCGATCTCTCTCCTCTTTCCAAGAAGTCAGGCCCGGAACAATCGAATTTTCATAGAATTCGCTATTGGACCGTTGCAGGAGTTCCGCGTCCGCCTTTGCTTTCTCCCATGCTAGCCTGTCGGCTTCGGCCTTGGTTGCGGCGGAGGCGGCTTCAGATGCTTTTCTTGCGGCCTCATCCCTTGCCTGCTCGGCAGAGGTCTGGATTCCCGTAAAAACTGTAATCAACTTGGGATCGAGTGCGGATATTTGCTCGTCGCTAAATCCTGTGGCTTTCAATGTCTCTGCTATGGTCGGCATGTTGCTTCAATCTCCCGGATTGGTTATGCGTAGCTCGGCTGCTGCGACGTGGGGGTTGGTTGTGGAGGGGTTACGAGGGCTGCTTGCGCTTCTTGAATACCTTGGGCAACCTTTTCCATGCCAGAGGCTAGGCGTGGATCGGATGCAGCCACTCGCTTGGAAACTTGATACCACTGGGCCAGCAAAGATTGGAGTTGACTGGCCTGTCCGCCGCCTTGGGCTGGCGGCTGTCCTCCACCCTGCGGTGGTGGAGAGGGGGGGCCACCCGCTGGAGGAGGCCCACCGCCTTGCGTTGGATCGGGTTGAGGCATACCGTTCGTAGCCACTGTCAGTTCTCCTGTGTGGCTGCGATTAGGCCTTCATTGCGAGCTTTTTGTGTCCACCCTTGCGGTGACCGCGCTTCCGACCTGCCTTCTTGACGTGCCCCTTCTTTCCGTGAACCTTGTGACGAGCCATGATGTTCTCCTTTTGGTTGCGTTTGTTTAGAGCAAACGAAAATGGCGGCTAGGCCATGTTCGCCTAGTCGCCGGTTGTTCCCAAAGGAGGGGGCCGCGTGCTAATGTCTTTTCAAGAGATAACTGAATCGAAAAACCTTGTCAAGCGAAATCTTTCAATATTTTTCCCATGAAATCGCGATGATTCTAATATAGTTGCGCCTTATACGTTTGAGTTTTGCGGTACAATGGGGTTGTAGGCGCTAGTAACGCCTGCACACTTCACGCTTCGAGGAGCGCAAAATGCCAACCCCATTTCCACAATTATATCCTGAAAGCCAACCTAATGATTGGTCGATTGTCCGCTTCACATTCGAAGCTGACGCTCCACTATTGGATGAGGCTGAAAACGATTCGGACGATAGTGATGAATTAGAGGAAACCATAGAAGAACTGCTCCGTAAAAATGATGAGGAATTCAAAACTAAGCAATGCTCCAGATGTACAAAGTACCTACCGCTGAGCAGTTTCAGTAAGGATTGCTTCACCAAATCTGGATACAGGTCGCGGTGCAAGAAGTGCATTCAAGAAACGACTGATCACGATAAGAGATATGAACGGACAAAAAAGAGCAGAAAGAAGAATCCCGAACACTTCAAAGAGCTAAACAAGAAATGGGCTGCTACTTTTACTGCGAAGCATCCTGACAAACGTGCAAAAGCGACGGCTAAATGGAAAGAAAATAATTGGGCAAAGCAGGCTGTAAGCAGGTGCAAAGAACGGGCGAATAGGAAGGGAATTCCGTTCGGCATGGTAGCTTCTGATCTGCTCGATAAAACGACGTGTGAATTGCCAGTCTTCTGCCCATTATTCCCGCATATTAGACTCGACTACCATCATGGCCCTGATCGTAGAGTTTGGGCCAGTGTTGACAAAATCGTTCCCGAATTGGGTTATACAAAAGGGAACGTTTGGGTTATGTCGATGGCCGCTAATCGATGGAAGGATAACGGGAGTAATCCTGCCGAAAGAGAAAGGATTGTTGCGATCATGCAAGGCCAGAAAAGGAAGAAAGACTCTAATCCCGATCAACCATCTCTCTTTGGCGACCTATAGTTCAACATCTTCCAGTTTTAACAATTGCCGAACCTTCTCCGCGTTTACGTCACTGAGTTTTGTTCTCTGCTCGACGTTGATCCCCTGTATGCATCCCTGGTTGTAAAGCACAACCATTTTCCCGTTCGACTTGCTCGCCTTGAGAATTTCATCTACCTGTGAAACGTCGGCAGCCAATTCGATGGAAGCTTCAGTAAGCAAGTAATCCCGTTGCACCTTAATTTTGATCGCCATTTTTCTCCTTTAGTTTCCTAGCGCTACGACTCTTTCACGACCGTCCTGGCAGCGCCACCCGCTCCGCCCTTTTGGGCCAATTTTGGTGGACGTTGGCCACTCGGCGGTCTGCCACCAGCGTGCAGCCCTCCACCCTTCCCGCCTCCCTTACCGCCACCTTGTTCCTCTGGAGGTTGTAGTCCTAACTCCTGCATCTCCTTCTGGGCCATCGCAGCGGCCATGAGTTTCATCTTGGTCAATTGCATTTGCTCCTTAAAGTATTTCTCAATTTCCTCTTTCGGGTTAGGCACGTCCAATTTCTCAAAGCAGGTTGACCAACTCAATGGACAATCCGGCTGACGCTTGAGCTGCAAGTATTTGAGTTGTTCAGCCTGCGCAGTCAATTTCAGCAACATGCTCGGCACAGAAATCAGCCGCAATTTCTTTACCAGCCACTTCGCCCTAGTCAATTTGTCGTACATCGACGGCGTGGTGGGGAATTGTCCTGTAGGCAGCATTTCGTCTGGCAAATGGCTGGGAACCATGTCGTCGGGATTGTAGTCGAACACTTCTCTTGCAATGTGATCCTCGCCGACGTACTCAATGAGTCTTTGCGTGTCAAACCATTGAGGTATAAGGTACTTAACTCTTTCTCCTACTTTCTTGTTGGCCTTCTCCAGTCGCATCGCAATGCCTTTTCCGATAGGCCCGATGGACTCGATCTGCTTCTGTGCATCGTCCGCGCTCATGTTGATCTTGATGTTGGCAATGTTGCCTACATCGTTTAATCCGAGTTCGGCAAACATGGAATCGTGATAATACTTCAACAATTCAAAATCTATGCTTTTTACTGCTACGCCTTCGGGAAGCAGCGATTGGAGAGTATCTCGCGGCTTGCCGCCTCCAAATAGTCCAAGCCTTGTGCCTGATTCAAACGGGTCCCAGTGTTCAATCTTTGGTCCTCCGTTTTCGTCAGCGTTGTAGCCAAGAGCAGGGTCCTTTTCGGCGCAGGATGTTTGATCTATCAAACGCTCGAATTTCCTGATGGTTGTCTGGATAGACGCTACGGCACCAACCAACGATCTTCCTCCCGGCTCCCACGGAACATCGTCTACGGTGTATTGAATTACCGGGATGTTTGGGTCCCAGTCGAATGCAGTACCGTCGTACATTGGCCTGTCCAGCCCGTTCGATGAAATGATGAGCCGCAGGTTAGGGTACAGGCGGCAATCCTCAGCCATTGCGGGGCGCATGTAAGGTTGACCATTCCTAATTCCTCCAAAAATATCCTGCCCGATGTACGGAACCTTGTAATACCATGACGTTCCAGGTTCTCCGCACTGCATCTCAAAACCAGTGTTGTTGATGCGCAAGTCCCTGATGAATGTGTATCTTATCTCGGTGTATAGATTGCCGAAACTCTTTCCTTGGTCCTGTAGATCGCCATAACGATAGGAAGCAGCAAAGTCCTGCCGCTTGGCCTGAATCAGACTTTTGTAAGAATTGACGCCAACAGTTTGTAATTTTCCTTGATAGAGAGGAAATCTCCCATAGGATTCGGCGATAGGCATGTAATCGTAAATCGTTACGGAATAAGCATCTTGGATGTCATTCGACCTAGACGGAATCTGAGTTGGCATTACATCTAAGAGTCCTAGCGCATCAAAAACCATCTCCCTTGGACCATATCCATACTCGGTCGGACGGACCTTGGGCCACAGATAGCCGATGCCCATAACGGTTGCGTACTGCAGAACACGCAAGATTTGGATTGGGAAGTCGGATTCTAGATAAACACATTTCGAGACCTTTGTCAGCATCTCGGCCATCTGTTTGTAGGCTTTTACGTCGGAGCCATACGCAGCAATTTCTCTGACCTCTGCTAAGGTCGTAACGAATTTTGTGGCGGCGTACCGCAAGCCGTTTGTGACCAGAACAGACTTTGCTTTATCTTTAAATAAACCATTGAAAACAGCTAGGTTAGATGCAAGATTCTTATAGCTTTTTTGGCCGCTTAACCAGCCTTCTGATTCGCTGAGCATGTCCTCGATCCAGCCAATTTTTGTGCTGGATGGAGCTTCGAAGGGCGGCGCTTGCCAACTTACCGTTTCAACATGATCAAGAAACACACCGCATCGCTTTCCTCCCGGTTCGCGCAGCACCCTTGGATGCAACTGAATTGCATCTTAAAACAAACACTCTCAACTGTCTACACAAAAGGAAATGGCAGACCCTAAAGTCTGCCATTTCACCACGCCTTGGCGATCCTTGACTAGCCTTTGCTTTCCATGCACCGCCACGCCGTTCCTGACCCAATCTCTCCACTCCGTTGCTCGCCATTGCTGGACTCTCCAGAGCAGACCACTCCTTACCGGCCTTTCGGCCCGTTCCATGTCCTGCCATACATCGCTCCGCATTGCCTGTCCCCGTCCGACCGAATCGCTCCGTGCCGTGGCCATCCTTGCAGAACCACTCCCCGACGTGCCCATTCCATCCCTCGCCGCACCGGTGACTCACCATGCCGGTCATAATGACCCGTTCCATGCCCTACCATTGCCGACCGAACCACATCCTACCCGTTCTTGTCTTGCCGGACCATATCTCAACCCGCCTCTCCGGAACTCGCCGTGGATTGCCAGTCCTTATCTGTCCGCGCCGTTCCTGTGCCGACCGTGACACGCCGCGTGTTACTTCAATTCGATCACATTGAAAGCCGTGACCTGAAAGCGACCAAACGAAGGCCGAAAGTCGCCAACGCCAACGATACGGCCAGCGTAAGCAAGCGTTTCGTGCAGCATCCGATGGTCAATGTATTCGGGCAACAAAACTTGTAGCGAAACCTTGCATTTCCAACCAGCAAGCATCGCGGGCCGAACGCGAGTAATGCCATTGCGCTGAATCACAACGCGGCGCTGATCGAGATAATCAGGTTCCTTCACACCCAACGAGCACAGTTCACCAATGGTGCATATACCAGCCTTGAACAAATCCATCGCTGATTTACGCGGTGAGCGCGGGTCCTGCTTGAACTTGGCTGCGCCGATGATGCTCATGCGGAAATATTCGGAGGGAATCGCCACATGCCCCTTTTCGTCACGATACATGTAGCTCTCGATGTTGTCGCTCTTTTTTGCGGCAGAACCTTTCTTTGAAGCCGCCTTCTCTGCCACGGCCTCACAGGACCAGCGATGGAAAAGAATTGCCGCTGAGCCTTCAATGGAAGCCTCAACCATAAACGGGGTTTGAATTTCAACGTCCAACTGTGCATCGTTGGACACATTCGACAATGCTGTCGCTTTCGTAGCCATACATTCGCCTCTTTTGTGTGAATTTGCCAAGACCATGCCGAGGATAATCACTCTGCATCCGATTGAGTGATTTTGTTTCTTCGCGCCAGTTCCCTAACCGCAAGTTCGATCACAGCAGTTTTGGAAAGGCCCATAGCAGCAGATAGGGAAATGATTAACTTCAATGCCCCATCCGACAGCCTATATCCAACTGAAGTTCGACTTGGCATGGTTTTAATGTATAGATACTGTATAGCGATTGTCAAGCGTTATTTCTGCTTATTTTGGCGCATACTTTCCAGCCTTAAAGTCTTCCATCAAGACTTGGTACGTCTTGCCGCCTTCACAGGTTCGCTCAAGCAGGACAGGCGCAACGGCGGTCATTGCTTTATTCTCTTTGCACCGAATATCCACTGTTTGCCCAGAGTGTACAGCACCCATTGGATTTTGGTTCTCATACATTTTGGCGTGATTAGCTCTTAAACGATTGATAAACCGCTCGTAATCACCGTAAGTCATTCTTCCGATTCTCCCCATCCGCTCGTCCGTGAGCGGCAGATCAATTTCTTTTCTCTTGTAGCCCTTTCGCTCCATAAACATGCGAACAGTATTCTCATGGCGCTGCTGCCCATCCATGAGCAGCGGGTCTGTCCTATTCGCTATTCCATCTGGGGTTTGCCACAGCGGCGTGGGGAATGGCTTATCGGCTATCGTCTCTTCTGGCGACTGCACTGAAGGATATATTGCGAAAGTAAACCATGGAGTGCGAAGCAGAACTCCCTTGAGAGTATCTTTTCTGGTCATTTCAATCGTGAAGAATTTCATTCAACCTCCCGTGCATCAGCGATTGGAAGAACATATCCCTCAAACCTCGGATCAGCCTTAACAACCCTGCGATTGCGTTCCTGAGCTTGGTAGTGCTCTTTGAATGTTACTCTGCCAATTTCTTTGAGTCTATCATCCGTCAAAGGCTTCGCAATTTCTTCTTTTGAATATCCTTTGCGTTCCATCCAGTAGCGCACCGTACTCTCATGGCATTCCTTCCTCGTCATGAGAAGTGGGTCAGTTTGTCTGAGAATAGAATCTTCGGCAATTTCTAATGGTTCGATCCATACCTCATCGTCGGATTCTGTGGATGTGATTTTTCCCTCGAACGGTTTTGCGGGTTCTGCTTTCGACGGTAGAACCAATGACCAGCCGAATAGAGCCTGAAAGATGCGGTTCCAAAAGAATTTCATTGTCTCTCCCGATTATTCTTCTACCCAATTGTTTTGCCCTTTGTGCAGATTGAGATTGGGAATCTTGATCTTTCCATGCATGTGCAGGCAATCGTCGGAGAGTATTTTCCTTAGCCCTTCCGGCGTTGCCCTCGGATCGCCTACAGAAAGATGGGCTACGAATAGTTGTCCATCATTACGAACGCCTCGAATCATTAGCGTGTCGTCTTCGCTAGGAGAAAAATTGCAGGTTGCATCAAAGTGCCCTACTACTGAACCGGCTCTCGTGATGCAGGTACGCAACCATTTTGGTTCGGTTTCCTCTTCGACGGCAGTTGTCATAGTCCTCTCCCGGTTAGTAAATCTCCCCTTTATTGTTGAACCTGAATTTCTTTCCCGCGTTTGGGCAAGATGTAGCTGATGGCACTACTGTGGGTCGCATATCAGCGTACCAAGAGTTCATTGGATGATAAAAAGTTCCGGGAGGTTCGAACTTGTCTGCGATTTTCTCTAAATTGATTTGGCAGTGCTGACATACTACGCTCCCCGCCGATTGCATCCGTATCGTCATTATCCCTCTCCCGATTAATGTCCGTGCTCATGTCCTTCGCTATGAAGGTACTCTTCCCTCGTCATTTTCGTCTTGTCCTTGTCAAAATGCTTTTGGAGGAAGTGTCGCATGGCGTCACGGTTGAAATTGTTTCTGGAATTTGCCATCAGATGATGGATGTGGCTACGCAATTCATCTCGCCACTGCCCTTCAATGATTTCTCTCTCTTCGTCCTTGAGCCGCTCCTTGAAAAGATTGTATTGGCGAAGACGCTCAGACCACTTCTCAGCCTCATGGGCAGAATTGCAAATAATCTTTTCGAATCCATGAGGCGCAGACCACTTCTCCGGTAGACCCATTCGGATTTCTCCGTTGGTGCCGTTGTAGTAGAAGATGATCTTCTTGTTGAGTTGGGCGTTAGGCATTTCGTTTCGCGTTCTCCCTCAGTTCCTTATCGATGGTCATAACGACACGTTCCAGCGAAGCATCGTAAGTTTCCGAGAATTTGTAACCCGATCCAGCGCTGACGATGTTTACACCTATGATTTGTCCGTTCCTGACAACGGCCCAGCAAGCAGAACCTTTCTTGCTTGCTTCAGTGTCTACAAAATACTGACCGTCCCTTGGAACCTGTTTATCCATCAGAAGCTTCGGAGCTACCGCAGCAGTAGCCGCGCCAATGCCTAAGAACTTAAAGAATGAGCGCCTGTTCATGCTGTTGCCTCCAGTGCTGCGTGTTGTCGCAACGCTTCAATCTGTTCTCCATAAAATCCAGGCGTGGCCGCAAAGAATTCCGGAACGTTTGAAATGTAACCACACCCATTACATGCCACTTGATTGTGAAGGGTGTTCGTCGCATCACACAACCCATAAAGCGTATCCTTTGCTCCACAATGCGAACAGTAGACATCCACGATCTTTGTCCAACGAAATGCTGGAGATGTGTTGAAACAAAGATGTTCATGAAATCTCATTCCCACGGAATACATTATTCCTCCCGATACTCCCCACGCTCGGCAATCATCTGCATCATGATCTCGTACCCTTGCCGCACCATCGCATCCAAGTCTTCTTGCTTCCAGCCGATGCGGATGCGTTCTGAACCCAAATCTACTGTAGACCATGCCAAAACTTCTCCATGATTCATTGACGGAAGGATGCAATAGAGTACATGCGTCTTCGATCTTGTCTGACCTCTCAATACTCCAACATATCCTATGTCGTCAAGGTCAACGTCGTTGGGAATAGCCATCCAATTGGTTATGCAAAACCGTCCACCAATTGCCCCCATCCAACCTCGCCAAGTAAGGAATTCGTCAGTTCTTTCTTTGAAAAATTGGGCTTGGAGAGATTTAATTACTCCTTTTGACACTTTCGGCTTGTTGTCCTCCATGCGCTTAAATGCTTGGTAGTAAGGCGATTGTATCTGGTCTATTTCTTGTAGGCCAGTAAGTTGCAATGCCATTTTCCCTCCTGGTTAGTCATCCTGTAAACCGTCTGTGCCTATTTTTGTAGCAAATACTCACCGCTGTAGCAAAACCTTCCGACCATGGGGTAGTGTGATCGTGCTGGACGTTAAAGTGCTTCTGATGCTCCTCAAGTTTGTTATCAATCCAGCCGAGAGCACGAGTAAATGATTCTATCGCTTCCGCTTCACTGGCAGCGTCATCCGAATAGAGCGACTCTAAATACGGAATAGAGAGTACGAAATTACTCATTCCTGCTCCTGATTAATCGTCATCGCCGAAAACCGATACGGCGTTCATTAGGCAGCGGCCCTCGTTCGGGTCCTTCTGCTTTCTCTTTGGAAGAGAATACCGCTTTTGACTCCGCTGCGTAAAGTCATCCAAGTCATGCGTCGTGAAATAGCTCTGCGCCGCCGCTCTCACGCGATCATCGAATTGTCCTTCCCTGTGCTCCATCTTGGATTTACTGCCGGTTATGTGGCGCTCAAGAGTCTTACATTCTTCGATCAGCCACTTCGATTTCGGTATGTACCAGCCTCCATTGACAGCCTCTACAAAGCTCGTCATAAGCATCGGGACACTCCAAGAAGTGGAATACCATCCTTGCTTGTGCTTCGATTCATCCTTGATCTTCTTAGAGTCGTAGCGCCGTGGAGCATGGTGGTAGTTGAACCCCATGATTTTTAACTGGTTCTGGCACGTATCTCCTGGCCCTCTTACCTGTTCGATGGCGAACTTTACGCCTCTCTGATCTTTGGTTCTTCGCCCATACCATGTCGCCATACAAGCTACAAATGGAACCATTTGTGCTGGGTTCATCCTGCGGCTCGTCAGTTCACAACATTGTTCGTCGTATCCTGATCCAGTCCCTACCTTGGAAATAGATGCACAGGCCCGCTCTTCGTCTTCCTTATCCAACCCGTCAGCGGTATCCACGCCGCAGGCATAATCGTATCCAGCCTTCGGTTCCTCATAGACTAAGAGCTTATCGAATGTGTCCTTCTCCACATCTTCGTTGATCGGAAGAAGTGGAATCATGTCCCAACTATATTCCTCACCCCGATTGGATTTCCATTCGACAGTAATGATTGGCTTATCGTAATCGATCTGTGATTCGTCTGGTTCAAATGCGTCTTCAACCGAATGCCCAGTTATGGCGTAGGCTTGCAGCGGTTCTCTGCGAACTCTTTCTTCTTTTATCCCTTCCCCTACCACCTCATACACATTATTTTCGAGTTCCGATATGACTTCTGGATCGAAAACAGTGTCATGAACTCCAGTCAAAGCCTCAAAGTCGTCAGCCGCCATCTGTGCGAGCCAAATCTTTTGCGTGTGGTTCTGGCAGGCAGCGTCGTAGTTAAATTGCCAGAACCATTTCTGCTCTTCTGGCATCCTCCAATCACGACCTACAACCTTGGCAAGATAAGGAGTATTGCGAATGTAAGACTCGCAACGTGCTACATGCTTGCGTGTTATATCTGAAATCTTTCTATGCCAGTCATCAGGAATGGGGAACTTCCGTATCCAATCTTCTTCTGGATACAGGTCGGGAACCATCGCCCATGGAATGAAAATGGGGCACAATCTCGAACTTGGCCAATCTTTTTTAGATGTTCTCCATGTATCAGCTAGCCATCCCGTATTGCCTCCGCCTGTGCCCTCAAGCACCATGAACAGATGGCGGGAAGAGTGTGTTGCTCTTAGAAGACCTTCTTCAATCGTTTTCTTGGCGTCTTTAAGATCAGCTAACTCGGAAACGTGAATATTCGTAGGTGTCCACCCCTGCGCCAAGCCTGTAGCCTGTGAACCAGACTGAATGGAAAGGATTGACTTGTTCGCGTATTCCCTTGCAAGCTGAGAATCTTTCGTCCTGATTGGCACAAGCCAAAACGGACAGAAGTCGTGAGCCGTATCAAGGATGCGACCGATGAGTTCTGATTTCTTTGAATCAACAGAAGCCATCACAGACTGCGTGTGTGGCATGAAAAGCATACGATGAATAAACTTTAAGGCTGTCTTTGTGGTCACGCCCACCTGGCGAGCCTTCAAGATCAGCAGTTCTATCGATACCTGCCTTTCGTCAAACTCGGCAATTACAGAGTCGAAAATCTTTTGCGAAAGACGATTGTGGAACTTGAAAATCTGTCCCTTCTCGTCGCACACGTAAGCATAATTATTCTCAAAATAGCTTGAGTCGAAAGAGCATAACACTTTCTCGTTGTCTACCCAACGACGTATTTCTTTCTCCCGCTTTTCTGTCAGATTGGCCACTACGTCGATATATGAATTTTTGGAATTGCTCGTAATCTTTGTGATCGATTTAATGTAAGCGGTAAATTCCTCAACTTCTGCCAGGGTGTGGCGAACTGGACGCCAAGCCTCCGATGCTTCAAAGGCATCTAAGCGTTGCTCGATGATCTTTGTCGAGTAGATAGCTACCCCTCCAATAATCTCTGGCGAATCTTTACCAGTTTGCCTTCCAGATCATCCGAACCGAATAGTCGGTCTTCTATGTCGCTGGATGGATCAATGGTTTTCACTATGCGCTCACCGTCTCCGTCTTCTATCTTGCTGTTCCCTGCCCCGCCTGCACCGAATATAGCTACCTGCTGCCTACCGATAAATGTATTGCCCTTTGGCGGCGGTTGCATTCCTATCGAAACATCCAGAGCCGTCCTGTCTTTTTCACCACCCGCTACCTTCGCGAACTTAACACGTTTTTCCATAACGTCTGGGTGGTTGCTGACGGCAATGAACATGCTTTTGTTCCAACAGTGGGTTCGCACGGCCAACTGAATTGCCCCGAGCAAGTACACCACATTAACCTTTGCCGAAAGTGCCACAGCCTCCCACGATAGTCTTTCCCTATCGCTAGGTGCAATGGAGTCATATTTCTTGAGGAATGAACGGATTTCGGCATCTTCCGTAAAAAAGCGCATCGCCTCAAGGGCAGAGGATAGTCCACCTTTGACAGTAGTTTTTATCAGAGATGTAATGGGAGGGGCTGCTGCGAGTATTTCAGGCTTGACCTTGAGACGTGCCAGCGCCATCTCCGTCCGCTTTATATCAGACGGGAGGCTCGGAATCGGCATCGCTGACTTAGCTTTTTTCTGACGGGTGTTCCCTGAGCCAAGCGGCTGTTCTTGATCCGATTTCTTCGTCTGGGAACTCTTCGGCTTCGGGGTCGGTGATCTCTTCGGCGGTTCTTCTCCAAGCGCCTTGTTGACGAAGTTCCTTTTCCTTGTCGCTTTCGGTTCTTGTGAGGATGGCTTCCCGTTGAGGCTTTGGCTCTGGCCAGAATCGAGTTCCTGCTTTTCTGAGTTCATCGTGGATGCCGCCAATAGATTTCGCAAGTGACTCAAAGCATAGCACAAGCCTTTCTTGCAAATCATCTTCGGGGATGTTTTCTTCGCTCATAGATTATCCTTCGTACCAATGTGTTGGCACCGATAGCATTCCTTGCGCTACGCCTGCGCCGCCTGCCTGCATCGGCTTAACTTGCGTCACGACTGGAACAGTCGCCTGTGGGTTCTGATATTCGGGATACATCGGCGGTAACTGAGGCGCAGTGGGCGGCGTGTACGGAGCCGTATTCGGATTGTACGCTGGATTCTGGTAGGAACCGTTTGGAATCCCAACAGGAGATTGGCCTCCAAGAGCTTGAATCACCCTGGTCAATTCCTGAATCTCAGCCTCTCGCCTTGCTACTTCTACAAGCAAGTCAGCCTTTTCCTTTATGGCCTGCGGCAATCGTTTTTCTGCATAACTGCTGGCCGTCCTCAATTCTTTCGGCATCGGCTTGGCTTTGTGCTTTGTAGGCTTCTGGGGGAGGGTAGGAGCGACAGGAACCACTACGGTAGCCTCAGCCTCCTCAAACCCGGCAGGGAGCGTTACAGGGTGCTCTACCGTGGCAAGGATATGGGTTCCTTCGCCTTCTTCAAGACTTTCGCCGTTAAGACAGGCGGGGCAGTGCTTTGGGCTTATTTCCGCTTCAGATTCTCCGAAAGGCTCAGGTACAGAGGCGGGAACATCGATGGGCCGAACACTAGGAATTCCAGGATCAGGCTCTTGATTTTCAGATTTCTTGCTCCAGCGCCTTTGGGCCGCTTGTTTGGCGATGGCGGAACGCTCTTCTTTCGTGAGTTTGTTCGCTCTTGCGGTCCCGCCATTCGATCCTCGTTTTGCTTTTTCTGGCATGGGTTTCTTTCTACCGCAAAGCCGCCTGCAGAACCTTTGTAAACTCCTCAAGGTCTGGATGGGCGTCCAGCGCGGCGAGGGCCGCTTCAACGTTCGCAAGCTCGCGGGTGAGAAGTGCTTTGCGCTCGTTCAACTGCTGGCGTTGCGTGGGCGGGATGTACTGACCGCACGTTGCTCCCTGTTGCGCCTTTAAAGCGTATTCAGTCGATGGAGCACCAATGTAATTGTCTCCCATGATTTCCTCTCCCTTGAATTGTTTCGTGACGTATGCAGCGCCACGAATTTTCACAACCCTCCGCACAGAGTCTCAGCCCGAAGGCCGACGTGGTGATCTCGTTATGCGCTCTGCACTATCGGCGTGAATCCAGTCACATCAGACGCCGCAGGCGCAACTGTTGTGAACGATGTTGTTTCTGTCGCGATCGTCGCATCCGCGTTCGTGTAGCTCACGGTGAGTGAGAACGTCACGCCAGCAACTACGGTTGAGGGGAAAACGACCAGCGTTGACAGACCCGTTGGATCGGCGGTGTTGGGAGTGACAGGGGCGTTGGTCGTATCGCTTGAAGTCCACACGATACTGGACGCTATCGGCACTGAGGTTGATGGAATCGGTGTGGTAGAAAATGTTGCTGTTTGTCCTGCTGCGAGAGGAACCATGGAAGTCTCCTGAATGGCTGTGAAGCCGGTTATGGGGTGGCCGTAATGCGGAAGTCGATGAAGAATTTCGCGTAGAAGTCGATTCTGCTCCTCTAAGACATAGGAAAGCTGCTCAAAACAAGCCAAGATTTTGTCGAGCTTACGGCCCTCACCAAAATCAAACATCGTTCTGCTTCCTCTCCCGTTCACGTTCAAGAAACTCATCGGCATGATCCGCTAAGTATTCAAGACGGGCTTGCCTGCGACGGTTAGCGCCGTTGATCCGCTCATCCTCCTCTTCGGGAGTCTCCAGCTTCCACTGATCGTAGTCCATAGCCGTCAGAATACTGGCTCAGGCACCGCTTCAGTCAAAGCCGCCGTCCTCTTCCGATACTGCCGCTTCGTCCGTGGCGCTACAAGATTCTCTTCGTCTTCCGGCGCAGGAGCTTCGCTCTCAAGGTTCTCAGGTTGGTTGTCCTTTATCCGCTGTCGCACGGCATTGAGATTTGGCTCCAATGGAATTTCGATTGTCTCATTGATTTCAAACTTGTCGAGTTGATCTGGTGGCAGTACATCCAATGCTTCCTGAATTTTGGGTGGAATGGTGATCGGAACCTCAACCTCAATGTGGACCGCTCTCACGGCATAACAGTCGAGTTCGATCTTGATCCTTCCCTTGAACCCGCCGCTGTATCCATCTTCTCTACGCAAACTGCAATCCATGCGCAGGTACTTTCGGATTTGGCCTACTACGTCCTCGATTGGGTCGTAGCCGCTCAGTGGATCGGTAAAATCTGTCACGTTAGCCATGATTTCTCCTTTGAATTATCTTACGCCGCCTTTTTGCGGGTTCGCCCGTCCGACTTGCCCTCGTTCAGATATTTTGCTTGCAGTTTGCGAAAACTTTCAAGCACTCGCGCCTGTGGATAGTGCGCCGCCGCCTCAATGTACTGAAGTTCCCTGCGAGACGCGCCGATAACGTCTGCTAAAACCTTTTGACTCAACAGGTTAGACGCACGGAAACGCTTAATCTCCTTCGCCAGTGCCTTCATTTTAGCGATTTGATCTTTATCTATTCTAGGACGACCCATTCGCAAGCATCTCCGTTTCTTTTTCTTACTCGTTTCCTTGCGCCTTGTCAAGAGTTTTGGAAATTATTTCTTTAACTCCCATGGAGGGAAAATCTGTACCTCACTCTATAGATCGCTGGATCAATCCATTTGACCCTGACCATACGCCACGCATTTTGCAGAGGCGAATCTCGATCCTCGCGCCCATAGTACAGCATTTTCCATGATTCGCCTTTGACTTGCATAAAGACATCCAAACGAAACTCCCATAGATGATATCGATTGTCGAAGTAATAGCGAACAATCCTTGTAATTGGGCTGCGTCCGAATAATTCGATAAACGGCAGCGGTCCCAGAAAGCCTAAGAACTCTTCCGGCATATAGGCCGCATTTTTGTTCCACCAGCCAATCTCCTTGGTCCACCAGTCGCGTTGGCTTTTTCCTCTCAGATAGCGACAAAGAAGCACCCACTCTGCTCCTGGGCGAACATGCGAAGGTTTCCCTTGGCTTTCCCAGAGGCAGAGAGCCTCAGCAGCCGATAAGCCGTCTTCGGCTACGCCGATTAAAGGTTGAGACTTTTGACTTTCCTGAAACGAACCGGAAGCCGGAGTGCGAACCTGTTCCCATTCCAAATAAATATCCAAGGCTCGTTGATAACTAGATGAAACTTTCATTTTCCCTCCACGCGAGTTAAAGATAATTTCCTTTTATTTTGCGCCTCTCGTCTAGCCGCCTCCCGCTTTCGCCTGTCCTCCAAACAACCAGCACAGAGCGTTTTCCCATCTTGTGGGGGCCACGAACCGCAATCGCGGCACAACTTCAAACTCTTGAGCATCTGCCTGTGCTTCTGGAGGCTGGTCCTGTTGGCTGCACGGCGCTCTTCGATATTCCTCACCGCCTCATTCCTCTCCTAGCGCGAACTAGAGCCTCGGCGATAGCGTCCAGAGAGTCTTCATGCAGTTCGACCAGCCATTTATCCTTCTCAAAAACCGCATCGATACTTGGATGGTCGCGCCATGGGAACTCTTTTGTGTGAAGTAATTCGTGAACGATTACAACTTCCAAGTCGCGCCTGAATATGAGGTTGTCGCTGTTTTTCCTGTCGCTCGGATGCCGCAGCCCAATCTTTTGCCTATGCCGACCCGGAGCAACTTTGCAATCGGCAAGATGATTCTTATTTTCTTCTTCGGCAATTAAAAAGAATTCAAAGTCGATGTGGTCGAGACGGAGTTGGGGTTGCCAGTAGGATAGATATTCCTGCGCTTGCTGGAGTTCTTTTTCTTCAGCTTCGGTCACTGAGTTTTCTCCGCCGCTTCCTTCATAACAGTTCGAGGTTCAACGAGAATCGCAACGTTATAATCAGGTTCCCACAGTTGAATTCCTTTGTTGGCCTCATTGAAAGCCTTCAACGCAGCCTCTAACTCATCGACACCGTACAAGTCACTAACGTCGGCATCGTCCCACATATTATCCAACAGGTTGCTCGTCACGTCTTCCACATCAACAGATGGAAGACTCTTGTCGATGCAGGCCCAAACGTACTCAGGTTCCTGCCCCTCAAGGTACTGGTCGATGGCGTCCTCAACGGAATCGTAATACTTATCTCCGCAGTAGACGTGCTCACCTTTATATTCAGCCTCAGTGATTTTTGTGGCGGCTTCGAATCGTTCGGATTCCTTCTTCCGCTCTTTCTCTTTCCATTCCTTGCTGTCGCATTCATTGCACTTGCGTTGGTAGTACCCTTGCGTGATCTTCTTGCCGCAGGAACATAGCTTCTCACCGTGGCACCATTCGGCTTCTTCTTGGCTCCTGTGAACGATACGACATTGAGAGCAAAAGAATATGCCTGCCGTGGTGCCGTCTGCTTTGTAGAGTTCTACTGCGCTCATGCCACGTCCTCCGTAAAGAGCCTCTGGATGCGCGATCCTTTTTCGTATGGGAAGGTTATATCCAGCTTCGCCTGCGTGGTTAGATGATCGAGAAGAATCCTTGTGACTTCGTACTCAGAAACTTCCTCATCGTGCTTCTCTTTCCTAGCCGTCACATCACGTACCACACTGTTCCATTCACAGTCGTAATTCATAAACAAACTGCGCCTCAGATCGCCGATTTTCATTCTGCCTCCGCGCGTGTGTATTTCGCCACGCGATAGTCGAACCAAATGTCGTTGTGCTTTACATGCTTGAGTCTTTCCGCTTCGGCGAGTTGCGGAAAATGGTAGGATAACCCTTGCATTGGTCTCCACTCCCCGCCCTTAGTTCTCTCTTCAATGACCCAAATGTCCATTACCATTCACCTTTATCCTTGGTGATCAGTGAGCGCAGAGTATAGATTTCCTTGTCAGCGTCCTCTATTTTATTGTGTATATCCACATGCGCCACGAGATAATCGCGTGCAACGAACGCTCCGCAGATCGCACAAGCATAGGCTGAGATTCTCCCTACGCTATGTCCGGATTCCATAAAGCCGTCAGGAATATTGATTGAGAATAGTTCATCGACGTGCATAGTCTCTCCCGATGCATAGATATTCTGCGCTTAGGCGCAACTTTGTCAAGGAATTTTTGCAGGCATTTTGAGGGTCTAAAACACGAACGCGCCGACCGAAGCCGACGCGCTGTGCGCGGAATGAGTCGATGCAAAAGCCTGCCAAGGAGATCGCATGGAATCAAGAATTGAACTCATCCCTCACTTTTTACCTTGACACAAATGTTGGATTTATGCAAGTCTGATCTTGCCAAGAGATACTACATGGAATCGCCCTCGAACAATTCGACCTGTGCTATTCCCACCGGGAGTGTACTTTCTGCTGGCACCAAGCTGTACCAATTTGACGTAGCAGAGTGGTTGCGCTGTACGCCTTAAAAGGAACAGCCGGTGACGGGATGCCGACTTCGTGGCTAGGGTCCGCCGAGATTGCTGCATTGGGGCGCTTGCGTAATTTGCGAGTGTGACGCAGCACAAGACCCAACAACGTGGGGAATTCGGGATCAACCCGACTTTTCTCTTATTCCCTTTGGAGACGCAGAGGCAGATATGCCAATTACTGCGCTCTATGCCCTGCCGGGTTTAGGGAATAGGGGTTTTATAAGTACAAAAACAAACAAAAGCAAAATATTAAGAACTTAGAAAATAGGGTGGAGTGTATTTATTTCGCGTTCATTATCGAATCGCAAAACGCCAAAATACTTCTTTCGCTGCTTTCTCCGAATTTCCGTTCCCTCCCCTTAAAACTACCAACAACCGCTTCCGCGCTTACCGCTGCATAGGGGTTGGCTACCGCAACGACTTGATGAACACGGCAGGCTGGATTACGGAATATTACCATCTCGCCTTGGAGCATCGTAGGCTTGCCGCCGCCAGTACATGAGCAGACGGCAGTGCGGGACCAAAGCGGATTAACTGTTTCTTCCTGTTCCTGTTCCATCTTTCAATTCCTCGCGATGCTCAAAAATAGGTACGCCATCAAACTTAAACCACCGCTCGAACTCGTACATCTCGGCTTGCTTGATCGTGTCGCCGATGACGTATCGGATAATATCCTCTGGCCTCATGTGCTCAAGATCGTAACGGCAGAACGTGCGGCGGAAGCAGAACTTATTCTCATGTCGTACAGATTTTCCAATGGACCGCGACCAAACTTCTCTCGCTTTCGTAACCTGCCGCTCCTCAAAGCAAATTGGATCAAACGCCGCATTTTTTGACTCGTAGCCGTCGTAGATCACCCTCACGTCAAAGGTTCCAATGGCATCGTGGTGCTCTACGATTTTGATTTTCCAGCCGGGCTTGTACGTGATGCGCTTGAGGAAGTCTGGAACGCTTAGGAGAGGGTTTTCCACTAGACAGTCCGTAGCTGTTTGACGTGGAGTCGCGTTTCTTGACGCGCTAGAGCACGTACACGCTTGCGCCCATCCTTTGTACCCCATTGACCGCCAGCCATCACTTTCGAGCGCATATCGAGGTAGTGATGCGGATACAGCCGATGGAACTGCTCCTGACGCGTTTCGGTGAATCGGGATTTCTGTTTCTCGGCCATTGGTTTCCTTTCTTGGAAGAATTCTACAGCAAGTCTTTCATCACGCGCTTGGGCAAGTTGTCAATCTCAGGCGGAGCGGTATCGGGCGCAAAGACAAGGCGCTTCAAATACGTCCCGTTAGCATAGGCGTTCCACGAAATCACGGTGTAATAGTAGAGCGCCGGTTGAGTCAGTTTTGTAGACGCTTCTCTCTGTCCAGAAATCAAACGAGCGCGAAGAATATAGATCGGATTATCCTCCGTCAACTCTAAACCGGACTGCAGCCGGGTAAAGAATTCGTCGGCCTTCTTTTCGTCCACGAGAGAGAAAAGATAGTGGAGGCCGATTGCCATACCAGCCGGAATCATCAAACCACCGTTACGCGCCTTGAGCATAGAGTAGAACTTAACCGATCCTCTGATCTTCGGATTCCTGTCCAGCGTGGCTTCGAGCAAAGGTTTCGTTGCGATCTTTCCTTTTCTCAAGTCACGTCTCTCAATCTCTCCTGTCGCGTAAATCCACAGAAAGCGCAGACCAGCAGAAAGAAGGATTGAACCCGTCTCTCCCTTAATGTGAAGCACATCGGCGAGTGAGCGGGTATTGCAATCGTCGATGGTGTCAAAAGCGTCGTCCGGCACGCCCCATGTCACTAGCGTCTCGAAAGGCTTGTTTGAGCGAACGCAGGCCATTAACCGATGCTGTCCATTGACCAACTGTTGGCTTTGGTTGAAGCAGATTCCCTGGCCGTTCAGCTTCCAGCGGTTTTCGCGCATCTCCTGTGTATACTTGGCGACGGCGTTTTCGGAAATTGGCCGATTCTTACTGTTTTTGGTATCAAGCCACAGAGTCGCCTCTTGTGGCGTGATGGTCATGACTTTCGTATACATGCTGTGTCCCTCTCCCGGTGGACAGATTACTTCTTCGGATACCTCTCCGCTAGATAACGATCAAATCGTCTCCCCGATAGCTTGACCGCCTTTGCATACTCGGCTTGTTGGTCTGCCGTGACGGCTATTTTACCGTCTTCTCCACGCGGCACATGTTGCATGTAGAATTTTATTCCGCCCTCATGTGCGTTCCGAACGCCGGGTTGATGCACGTAGACCTTGTAACTCTTATCGCTCGGCTCAATAAAAGGGACGGAGTTGTAATCCGCGTCCTCTGGAGCCGTTGCGGCTACGCAAACCAGCCTCAGCATGTCCTCCCAATGGAGAGAGCCACAGAAAGAGCAAACTCTGTCCCCGTTAGACTTAAACTTTTGCCAGTGATCGCCTTCAGGAACTAGACGCGCACCTAGAGGACTCTCATCCCTACGAGGGCACCAGAACGTCTCAGGAAGCGTTTCTACGAGGGTAGAGAACGCTGGAACCTCTTCAATGGTGCCGTCGCACCCTTCTGTGCTACAGGGAGCGCCTAGCGCGTCTCCTGTGCGGCCACAGAGGCATTTAGAGCAATGTAGGTACATCGGTAATTCCTTCCCAATCAAACACATTCTGCTGAAGCCTAATCGCTGCCGATTCGCAATACGATTCGATCTTTTCGCATCCAATCGCTGAAAGTCCTAATGCCTTTGCCGCCACCAAAAATGTGCCGCTTCCAGCGAATGGATCAAGCAAACTCTTAACGTCGCTTGGACATTGCATTATCGCAAAACGGCCTAAACTTACAGGTTTCTGCGTTGGATGCATCCGAAATTCAGGCTTCTCTTTCAGCATACCGTTCCACATGTAGCGAAAAATGCGAACTGCCTTGTCGAGATTCGTCCAAGCTAATTCCGCATCCGCAAAATCTCCTGAGTTAACCTTGTCCCAAACCAGCCAGCACTTAGACGGCGGCAGGACGAAATAATTACCGCCGAAGATGATCTGGTACTTGGTCAAGTCTCTCAAGCGAATCAAATCAAAGTCTGACGGCGGTTCATCGTCCCAATCGCTAATGCCGTAGTCTTTCGCTACGGCTAGTTTGGTGCGGGATTTGTTTTTCCCTCGCGCCTCACGTAGTCCAAACGGGGGGTCTGTCAATAACAAATGGCTCCGTAGCGTTTCATCGTCCAGTTCTCGCCAGTCGCAATTGAATATCGCGATCCTCGCCTTTTCGTCCAGATAGTAAGGTTTCACGATTTCCACATGCCGCAAATGTCTCACAGTTAAGTTGCGCTGTCAAGCGTTATTTTGTTGCGCTTTCGGCAGGCGTCTTCCCCTCCTGCAGCTCCTGCGCGGCGCTCTTTTTCAAGTTGAATTTCGAGAGCTTGTAATTCGTTGTATCTGTCCATTTCCGCGCCTCCCTTCCGCGTTAGTATTGCGCCCCGTGTTGGTTGCGGCCTGCAATACGAGGCTCTATGCAGCGCCGTCGAACGAAGCCCGGTGAAGTGGTTCCGGTTGTTCCGGTGGTGAAGAAAACAGTACATACATAAGAGATACCATCATCCACAATGACCTTCTTAGGCAACGTATTGACATGGCAATCACCTCCTCCCTCGGCAATGACGTAGCACCGCTTCTTACTTTGCAACTTATATACTTAAGTCCCTTATGAGTCTCCCGCGCCATCATCTTCTTCAAACGGCGTCGTTTTGGGTT